TAGAGAAAATCCAGATGAAAGACCTTCATTCTTATTTGATGGTCCACAGAATACTACAGAACAAGGTGGACCTGTCCCGCTGATATATGGACGCCTAATTACAGGGTCAACATTAATTTCAAGCGCTTTGGATGCAGCAGATATTTAAAACGAGGTTAATATGAGTGATATTATTTTTGGATCTGGTGGTGGTAAAGGTGGTGGAGATAAACCTAAACCTCCGAAGGAAGATAAGAATACCTTAAGATCAAAAGCTATTGCCAGATTCATTGACTTGATAGGCGAAGGGGAAATTGAAGGTTTAGTTAATGGATATAATAGTGTCTTCTTTGACAAAGTCCCAATTGAAGATGCAAATGGGAACCTTCAAATTAATGGTATAGAAAGATATCATTTAATGCCTGGAGCACCTGATCATACACCTCTAACATCTATTCCTGGTTTCTCTGACTTCCCAACATCTGAATCTGAAACTGTTGTTAATTTACCTGTAACAGTTCAAAATGGACCTGTGTCGAAGATAATTTCAAATACAGCTGTTGATGATGTCTCTTTAACTTTTCAAATTGATGCTTTATATCAAATTGATATGAGTTCGGGGGATACAAATCAATCTGAAGTTGAATGGAATGTTTCAATTCAAGGAACAGGAGCACCAAGTCCCACCATAGTTAAAGAATTTGAAAAGAAAGGTAAATGTGTTGCAGCTTTTCAATTAGAATATACAATTAGAAGTATCACACAGTATCCAGGAACATTTCCTTATACTATTACTGTTTCAAGGGTAACAGAAGATTCACAATCAAATACATTACAGAATGGAACTGCTTGGTATTCATATACACAGATCACAAATCGAGTAATGGTTTATCCTGATTCTGCTTTATTTGCAGGAGAGATTGATTCATCAAAATTTGGAACCAAAATTCCTTCAAGAGCATTTGAAATTCACGGACTTATCACACAAATTCCTTCTAACTATTTCCCAATTAATTATAAGGATGGTAAGAAAGGTGGAGGAACATATGATGGTAATTGGGATGGTTCATTTAAACCTGGATGGCATTCAAATCCTGCTTGGGTGTTCTATGACATCTTAACTAATAAAAGATATGGAATTGGATTAGATGCAGATTATATTGACAAATGGGCACTTTATTCAATTGGACATTACTGTGATCAATTAGTTCCTGATGGATTTGGGTCTACAGAACCAAGGTTTACATTCAATGGAAAGTTAGGAACCAGGGAAGATGCAATCAATATCCTATCATCAATTGCTTCATCATTTAGAGCTATGCCTTATTGGGGTGCTGGTCAAGCTGGTGTGACTCAAGATTCTCCAAAGGAACCAACCAAGAATGTCACAGAAGCAAATGTTATAGATGGTCAATTCACATATACAGGAACTTCAATTAAGGACAGACATACAGTTGTAAATGTATCTTGGAATAATCCTGATGAGTTCTATAAATTGGAAGTTGAATCTGTTGACGATGGAGATGCGATAGGGAGATATGGTTATAAACCAACAGATGTTGTAGCAATAGGATGTACATCTAGAGGTCAAGCATATAGATATGGAAGGTGGGTTCTTGAATCAGAGCAGAATCAAACTGAATCTGTTTCTTATAAAGCTTCTCTCGACCACGCAGATGTTCTTCCGGGAGAGATCATCAATGTATATGACTCCCATTATCAAAATGAAAGAAATGCTGGTAGACTTGTATCTGCAACAGGAAATACAGCAACTCTGGATGCTCCTATATATCTTACAGCTGGACATACATATTCAATAACAGTAACTCTACCTGATGGAACATTAGAAGAAAAGGATTTTAATACAGCTCCTGATGATGCAGAGCATACAACTATTTCAATCATTGGTTCATTCACAGAAGTTCCACAATCAAATTCTGTTTGGATAGTGACATCTTCGCTTCTTGAACCTAGACAATTTATGGTCACAAACATAAAAGAATTTGAAAGAAATATGTTTGAGGTTATGGGAGTTTATTATGATCCTAATAAATTTGAAAGAGTTGAAGATGGGAAATGGTTTGAAGATCCTCCAATCTCAAAGGTTCCTTCTGCTAGAGATCCAATCACAGGTCCTACTAATTTAACTGCTGAAGAGTATACTTATGACCTTGCAGAGAGTAGAGCATTTGGTATTTTATTTTCTTGGACTCATACAAGGGATCCTAGATTCTTTGTCTATGATATTCAATACAGACGATCTGATCAAGCGTATGGAACTAATGAGTCATTTCAAACATCTGACACTTTCTATGATGTGAGACCTGTTGATGCAGGAACTTATTATTTTAGAATTAGATCATTAGGACTTGGTAATGAATCTCAATGGTTAGAACTTTCAGATATAGTTGTTTTTGCAGATCCAGATGCACCTCCTCCAGTTACAGGTCTTGAAGTTATCAATGGACCAGATGCAAATACTTTCAATGGACCTGACTGCGAGATCGGTTGGGATGCAATGGTTCTCACACTTGATATTGATACAACAAGCACTTCACTTTCTACCCTTACTAAATTAGAGGATTATAGAGTTGAAGTTTTAAAATTAGATGACACTCATCTCCGATATGAATATACAACAGATGAAACTTTCATCTACACCTTGGGGATGAATAAATTAGATAATGGAACCCCAATAAGAGATTTGAAATTTCAATTACAAGCAAAAGATATCTATGGAAAATTTTCTGAAGAAGCAACTGTATTATTAGCTTCAAATCCAATACCTTCAATGTCAGGTTTGGTTCCTACAGTCACATCTATATTCAATGGTATTAAAGTTGATTGGTCAAATATAATTCCTACTGACAATGATCTCTCAAAGTTTGTAATTTATATGGATACAGTTGATCCACCTACAACAAATGTAGCAGAAGTTGCAAGTAATACAACTTACTGGGTTGAACCTGGACTTGAAACTACCTTTACTTACTTTATTCAAATTGAACCTTGGGATGAATTTGGAGCTGGTGTTAAGTCTTCTGTCAATGGAGCTGTTCCTATTGGAATTCAATCTGAAGACATTGGATTTGAATTAGTTTCAAGACTTACATTAACAGACTCGTTGGGAAATGGTAATGCAGAATTAGGACATCTGTATGATAATATTTACTTTGAAGATGGTGGAATTGAATATAATTCAGGTGATTGGATTCAATATCAATTCCCCATTGAACAGTTACAAGATAGAGTTCACTTTTGGTGCAATAGAGCTTCTCTCTACTGTTATATTGCATTGTCAAATGATGAAGGTGCAACGTGGACTTATTTGAAAGGTGAAGCAGATCATACACTTGATGATGATGGAAGATTATTAGCAGCAAGTAATGCAGTAGATGCACAGACTAATTATTGGGATGCAAATGCAGGTGCTGGTCAAATAAATACAGCATTATATCCTAATGGTTTAACAGCGACTGTTGCTAGAATATATTTGTTGTCTAATACTGTGACTTTCTATGAATTGAGATTTGTGGACCAAGTCATTGCAGAGCAAATTATAGCAAATAATCTAGGTGCTATTTCTGCAAACCTTGGAGTGATAACAGCAGGTATTTTACAATCAACAGATTTAGATGCAGATGAAGGTGTGTTGATTGATTTAGATAATGAAGTTATCAAATTTGGAGGAACTGTAACTCCCGCCCTTGAATGGGATGGTTCAAAAGTTGAGTTGAATATTGAGAATGAAGGATCTGTTAATGTTGGAGATGAAGGTGCTATCACAGTTGGTGAACTTGGTAAGATAACATTAGATGATGATTCTTTTATAAGAGTAGGAAATAATATTCAAATATCTTCAGATGTTTCTGGAACGGGTGAAATTATTGTTTCAAATGATGCTCCAATTATGGGAGATGATAGACTAGATCTAACATCTGTTGATTATTTAGGAATTGCAGATGGAAATGTGAATTCCTATTACTGGGATGGAGTGCAGCATCAATCATATAGATCTCTCACAAGGATGGAATCAGGAATTGCAAATAATAATGTCTGGGTGTTAATTCCTGGGGTTTTCAAATCAGCTCCAAGAGTAATGATATCTCCACAATATATGCCTTCATTCTCTGTTAAGTATAAAGATCAAGATCAAAAAGTCAGGTTTGATGTTACAAATCTTGAGGAATATGCAACAAATAGATGGAAATTTAAAGCGCGCGCGACTTTAGAATTAGTTTCAGGATCAGTCGGAACAACAGTAGCTGAACCACCAACAACAATACAAAAATATAGTAGAGACAGAACTATAAATTATTCCTATAGAACTCCTGCTATTGCACTTCCAGCAAATACAAGAAAGTTGTTAGTTAATTATACTAATATCTCTT